CGTACTTCATCCACAAAGATTGCTTGTTTGGTTTGTTGAAGGTGTTTTTTAAAAAGTTCACTTACTATTCCGTCTCCGAAGTTTGTTTCTACTACTAATGTCTTGGCATTGTATTTCTTACATCCCTTTAGTATGTCGAGCAGGGTACTATCTGAATACCCGTCTCTGTAGGCACGCATCTCATGCAAGTAGATGAGACCGTTTTTCTGGGATAGATAACAAGCAGCCGTTTCGTCCGTTCCTCGTCCGGAGGGATCGACAGCGCAAATGGTCTCTTGATATTCAGTCCATTCTCCCTGCAATTGCATAGGTGAATAGAAGTAGTCTCCTGGAAGTCCCACGGTGGGTAAATCTTTAAGGACATTCTTTGGATCTGAGCACCATATGATGTTGTCGGGTGCTTTAGAAGGATTAACACTAGTGATAACAAGGTCAGCCATTTTAAGAGGGAACTTCTCAGCATCACTAAGGGTTGTATCGAGCTGGAACTGGAGCATGTAGTTGCTTCGTCCCATTGACGCTTCCCTTTCCTGTAAATCTTCGTTATCGAATCTGTCTGGGTCTGTAGGTTCCCACGGTTCTGCACCATTATCTAAATCTTCTTGTAATTGAGGAGCTATTAACCCTTCATAGGGTGTACTATCTTTTGGAAAGCGAGCCGGCCAGACAAAGGGACGGTAATTTCGTTCAGCAAGCTTTCTATATATAGTGAATGTGGTCTGGGGAGTTCCCAGATACATAATGCGACTAGTATCATGTGGCGTAAGGATAGATTCGGCTTCAGTACAGAGCTGTAGAAGCTTTTCTCTCATTAGCTCTGTCATACTGTTTCCTGGAACCTCGATATCATCAAGAATCATCAAATCTGCTCTACTACCAGTCATCTGACCAGTAATACCTACTGATTTAACGGATGGTGCTTGGTGAGGTGCGCAGTTAACGTCAAAGGAAATACGTGACCATCTACTATCGTCTGATTTAGGTTGTAAATGCTTAAGCCACGGTGTTTCGATAATTAGTTTCTGTAAAAAGATACTCATGTTGTCTGCTCTTTCCTTAGAAGCAGAAATTATCATTATTTTCTTTTCTGGATCATTAAATAGAGTCCATAGGACGAAAGCACCAGTAATCCAAGACTTACCAACCCCACGGAACGCCTGAATCTGGAGACGCTTTGGTCCGTTTTGTAAGTAGTCTGCGATTGCATATTGTGCTCTTGTCGGTGAAGGTAAATCAAGCTGCTCCCATAAAGCTTGCAGAAACAGCTTGAAATCGCCCTGTAAGGCTGTTAAAACGTCTGTCATATACGAATGTGTACAAATTAGTTATTTGATCTTCCAAGGGTTTGTAGCGCCACCTGTGACCTTTCTTGTTTTATTTGACCAACCTTCTCTTGACATATTTAAAAGTTTTTCTATTGTAGCTAGACGATCTCCAACTAGAGTAATACCTAAACCTACATTTTCCATACCAAAAAAATTGAATACAGAACCAGCAAGACTTGTAAGTGTTTGACCTGAACTTAATGCTAAGTCAACGAAATTTTCTAATTCAGGGTCTGCAATAAAAGAAGCTCCATCGATGATGGTTCCAACTAAATCACCGCCAAAATTAGCGTAAACATATGGAGATTGACCAGCTATACGAGCACCAAATCTAAGTTCTTTGTAGAGTTTCTTAGCTTTAGCACGGTTAGTTGGTTCAGGTAGTTCTATTTCACCACTAATTATCTTTTCATTCATTTCTTTAGTCGCCCAAGGACCATTTGTCTTTATATAAGTTTCGGGACCACCTTCTAAACCTAATGCTCTGCGTTGGGCTTTACTAAGTGTTCTTGCTCCTTCGGATTGGTTAATAATAGACTCAAGTAGTCTTTTATTTCTTGAACCATCAACACCACCATTAGCAACACTTTGAATATGATCTATGTCAAAACCTGGCGTTTGTTGGCTTTTTAATAATTTAGTATTGGTCTTTTCTGTTTCCCAAGCTGCTGTTCCAGCTTCTACTCCAAAGGCTTTAATATAGTCTTCTTTTCTTAATTGAAGACCTTTTAATCTTTTGCCACCTACTTGTCCGTTAAGCTTACGGGACTCTAAAGTCTCTGTATTACCATGAGATAATTGATTTTTAGATTTCTGCCTTTTAGGGTTATCAATATTCCGAAGTTTTGTAACCTTACCTTCTTTATTAACATATCTAGAGCTACCTGAGTACAAGGCTTCTTGAGCATTTTTAGGCTCAAATCCTTCTATCTGTGATTCTATAGTTAAATGCTTGCGTAGTGGTCGGGGACCTTGATACTGTTTTCTATTTTTTCCCATTAAAAAAGCCCCTTTCGGGGCGGTTATATATACGTGAGTGGATAGGTTAGGCAGCGATGTGATCGCTTATCATTCGTTCTCTAATAGGTCGGCATCCAAATGTCTCTCGACACCATCCGAGCCAATGACTACTACCTTTGTCTTGGTTACATTTCTTGCAACAGGCAACGACATTCGTTGTAAGATCTTCTCCACCTCTGCAACGAGGTTTGACATGATCGAGTGTAAGTTCGTGTAATTCATAATTTTTTCCGCAATAAACACATTGACAATTGAAGTGCTCTTTTATAGCTCTTCTCCAGAGCTTCTTAGCGTCAGGACTTGTCATGGTTATTAGATTTTGTAAATAATGTTGTGGACTAGGTAGTAATGGGGTCATGCGTATCGGTTTCTGTTCTTTGACCTAAGCTGTGCTCTTCCGCTATTGCTGTTAGGGTTTTTGTTGTAGTGACCTGCGTCATGTGTTTTACTGCCCTTTTTTAACTTTCCTTGAGCAATTAACTGACGTCTTAACTTTTGAGCACGTTTTATTAAATCTTTCCCTTTTTTTGTTTTGTTGTAACCGTTAGGTCCATTCATGTACGCATTCTTTTTAGCTTTCGCTTTAGGGTTTGCGTCATAGTATGTCTTAGAGTCGCTTGCCATATAACCTCTTAGTTACGAGTTCTGGATCTACTTCTGGTAATACTTTTGCCAGCTTCTGTAACGGGTTGCCATCATATGCAACTCCACTTATATCGTTTGACTTCAGCCAATCACAGGCTGCTTTTAAATCTTGAGTAGTAGCTTCACCACTCTTAACTCTGTCTAAAAACTCTTTTGTGACCAACTGATGTAGTTCATTGAACTGTTCTTCAGTTGCTTTTTTCATGCGTTTCTTTTTTTAGATTTTTTTTTAACCATGTCTCTTAAAGCTGGTTGTATAAAGTCTGTATTCCAAGATTCACGAAATTCTCTTTCTAAATTAGATATATCTCTAACTTGTTTTTTACCTTGGATTTTTCCAGTTTTAATTCTTTTTGGAGCTGTCATTAAGCGTTCCTCTTTAGTTTTTTTCTGTTTTTCTTAGCTTTTTCTATCTTTTTAATAGTTCTGTACTGATCGCCATACCTTTCTTTATCTAAGTTATATAGATATTTAGGAACGCCTCGAACAGTTCTAATCTTCAAGATATTGTTGGCTGCCATTATTCGATACCTAAGCCTTTTTTAACTATTGCAAGTGCTTTGTCGTCTAGGTCGTTATCAGTCTGTTCTACAAGTTTTTCAAGTAAGTCCACGACAAATTTTTTAAACTTTTCACTTTTTAAACCAGTTAGAACTAGTGGTTTTAGGATTGCTAACATCTTTTTTAAGTAATGATTGAATTGGGACTACATCGGAGCAAAGGTGATAAACCCTAGATCCAGGCAGTAGAGTGAAGCCTTTTTGCTGGAGTTCTGCACATTTAAGTGCTCTTACAAGTTCAAAATCCAGCTTGTTTTTATTGATCTGACTTTCTGCCATACGTTCGCATTGCTTAGTCAAATCTCTATTTAATGGAACTGAGAAGTTAATTTGAAATCCCCAGTTCTCTGATATGACGTAACCATCCTCTGTTTGAGGTTCAGTATCATTTCCCATATAAAAAGGAGAAAAAGTCATCGTGCTTCCATTGCATGAAATGTTATTACCAAAAGATTGACGACTTGGTGCTCCATTATTCTGAAATTGCACAGCCTGATTGGTTACATTTCCCGTGGCTGCTGCCACAGGATTACTATTATTATTTGTGTCTCCTTCAGCAAATACCGGACTGCTTACTGTGAGAAGACAGAGTAGGAATTTGTAGTGGAGTTGATTGTATAGTCTGTGGTGATATCCCATTTCTCTATAAGCCCAGCAGCTCTAGTTGTGGTTTCTAATGTCCAAGCTTTAGTGTCATCTTTGACTGTAAAGGTTGTATCAGCAGCAGTTATATTTCCTGATGCGGTTACGTTAGTACCACTCCAAGTTTTTACGGCAGCTCCCATGACTTCCTTTTTTGTGACTTCTTTTATAGTTTGAGTCGTAACTGTATTTGATGTCATATTCCCTGTTGTGAACTGGGGAGTGACAGTATTGGCTCTAGCTATGCT